GTTCTGCTGTAGAAAACACTTTACCGCAGCATCTACACTGTTTCTCTATTATTTCGCAGTAGACTTTTTTTCAGTTTCTTCCTCTGCTCTATCAGCTAGAATCGCATTGATAGCAACTGCTCTATCCTGTATATTTTTTTGGACTTGAACAGCCTCTTCGTAATTTTTCTGTAACGTCTTAAGTTCTTCCTGTAACTCTTCTGTTGTTTTGCGAGCCATAAATTAATACTTTGTTTTACCTAGTGTAACAGCAGCGTCTTGTGACGTAAAGTCTTCTGTTGTCCAGATAGAAGTAGTATTATCCTCCTTTTTATAGGCTTTTATAATTTCAAGATGTTCTACGTTTCTTTTGATCGTATCTTTTTGCTCATCTGTTAAAGAAGATAAAGCAGCAAGTTCATTGATAAGAGTTACGCTATCTCCAGCATTTGTAAAGATTCTTGCAACTTCTTCTGCGGTACGTTCAGCCATGATAGTTAAAGGTTGTTGTTAGTAGTTTACCCTGCTTCTAGGGCTTTGACTCTAGTTGATAACTCTTTTATAGCATTAACAAGAATTGGCACAAGTCTTTCATACTTCATTCCATAGCTCATACCATCTTCATTTAGGTGAACAGCAAGAGAATTATCATTATCTGCTCCGTAACCATTTGCTTGTTCTACTGCGAGTGCTTCCTGTGCTAAAAATCCAATGTGTAATTTACTTCTTTTCTTTGAGCCATCAGGTGTACCATAAGGTTCTTCATCTGTTCCGTACCAAGTTCTTCTATCCCATCTGTAGGTAACTGGCCTTAATGCTTCTATCCAGTTTAATCCAATAGTGAAACTGGTGACATCTGTTTTATCTCTTTGGTCTGATGAAGATATTGAAGTATCTGCACAATATAAGTTAGTAACATTGTTATCTCCTAGAACTATATTATTTGAACCAGTATTTACTGATCCTGATGGGCTTGAGCTTCGACCAGCTTTATAACCAAGAAAAGTATTATTACTACCAGTAGTAATTGATGCCGCTTCAGCACCTACAGAAGTATTATTATTTCCAGTTGTGATACTAGAAGCTGATGCCTGTCCTATGATTGTATTATTAGTTCCACTTGTAAGACCCTGCCCTGCTTCATATCCCACAGCAGTATTGCTATATCCTGAAGTGCTTGTATATAAAGCATAATATCCAATAGCAACATTTTGACCTTGAGTAGTATTATTTCTTAAGCTTGCATAACCAACAGCTACATTATTATCTCCAGTAGTGGTACTATCCATGCTTAGTCTTCCTATGGAGACATTGGCATTACCAGTAGTATTAGAATATAAAGATTTATATCCAATAGCTATATTACTTCCTGTAGTAGTAGAATAAGCAGCACTATCACCGATTGCTACGTTAAAACCAGCTTCGGTAATACTGTAACCAGCTTTATGTCCAACTAAAGTATTGTTATATGCTTCAGTGCCGTTATTTCCAGCTTGATAACCTATGCCGACATTATAATTACCTGTAGTTACACCAGTTAAACTTTGATCCCCATAAGCAGTATTATAACTTCCAGTTGTGCAATAATACATGGAACTTTGACCCATGCCAGTGTTAGAAACTGCTGTAGTGCTGCTAAAACCACAATAGGGACCGACATATACAAGTGAATTAGCAGTTGTAATATTTTTCCCTGCCTTAATACCAAGACAAACATTACTTAAACCTGTAGTTATTGATTGACCTGCACTATGACCCAAAATTGTATTATTATCTCCTGTTGTTATAGCTGTACCAGCGTTGTAACCAATTAACGTGTTATAAGTTGCATCAGTACCAGAAAAACTATCACCAGCATTTGTACCACCGACAGTGTTCTGTTGTGCGTCAGAAGATAGTCCTCCACCAGATGCAGCAGCAAATCCAGCCTCCCCATTGGCATCAACTGTTAGCACATGGCCTTGAGTAGGCGTTCCACCATTGTCCTTCAATACAACATCAATACCTGGAACTCTAAATTTAGTAATATTGCTGTCACCTAAAGTTATCTCGTTATCTACTGTTGCTGAACTAGGGGTTGCATAAGAACCTATTATTATATTTCTGTCGCCTGTTGTTAATGTATCACCAGCATATTCTCCAAGACAAGTATTTTTTTGTCCAGTTGTGATATCATTCCCTGATTGATAACCCAAAACAGAATTTCTAATTCCAGTTGTAAGACTGCTTAATGAGCTTTGACCTATAGCAGTATTTATTTCACCTGAAGTACAGGCATACATAGCTCCATAACCTAAAGCACTATTAAATCCAGCAGTAGCGTTATATAAAACATCCTTTCCTACTGCAACTGAATAGTTACCATAACTAACGGCTCTACTAGCATTAGTTCCGATGGCTACATGTTGTGATCCAGTTGTTAATGATGATAGGGCATTGTAGCCCATTGCAGTATTTCTACTTGAAGTTGTTACTGCATCTCCAGCATATGAACCAAAAAAAGCGTTATAATCTCCAGTGGTTATGTTAGTTCCAGCGTCATATCCAATTAAAGTATTATCAACTGCATCTGTACCTGTAAATGAATCTCCTGCATTTGTACCACCTACTGTGTTTTGCTGTGCGTCTGATGATAAACCACCACTAGGTAAATTAGTTAAATTTGCACCACTTATAGCTGGTAGAACATTAGGAAATCTTGCATCTGGAATCGTACCGCTTGTTATATTACTGCCATCTATTGAAGTACCATTTGAAGTGACACTATTCCCCATATAACCATGAGCAGAACATTGATAGTGCAAAACTATAGGTGTTGCATCTGTTATGACTATTTGTGTATAAGCACCGCTACTACCAGGAGTTCCACTTGTAGTGACATTTGTTGTATAAGCTGTTGTCTTATCTGCTTCTAAATAGAAACGTAAAGGGTGTCCACTGTTTGAGCTATCAGCTTGATCAAACTTATATGTATTTCCAGGTGTTAACGATAAAAACGGTGCAAAAATACCATTTATTTTATAACCCGAACCTGATCCAGTACCGTTATACCTATGTGCAGATGTTTTAGATGCAACTGTAACTGTATAAGTAATAGTAGAACTGTTAAAAGTTCCAAGAGTTTCACCTACCTCAAAAACATGACCAGAATCATTTTCAATAAATAATTTTGCATCATCGGTCTTGATAGCGATTTCTCCTGTAACTAAATCAGAAGCTGCTGGTTTCGTTGTTCCTCTTTTATTCCTTATGGTGTTAGCCATTGGCTTTTACCTCCTAATAGCTTGATTCAATAAGTTCCACCGTCTATTTCTAAACCAGATACACTTCCGTTCTCTAAGAATGTGACCAAATCGGTTAGTGCCACTTGAACCATCGTTCCATTATCATTTACAACCATACGATCTGCTGCTGCTAATGTTGTCGATGTAGCAGAGGTATCACCATCGGTACAGGTATTTAACTCTGTAGTCGTGCTATTTAGGCCATCTAATTTATTTAATTCGGTTACTGTTGCAGTTAAACTGGTAAGTTTAGTAACTGGTAAAGTTCCAGTAATAGAACTAGCAGCCAAATCTAATGCTAATTCAGTAGATTCAATAACAAGACCACCATTAGCTTTTAAATCAAGGCTCAATTCATTACCAGACTTATCTAGTCCATCACCAGCAGTAACATTACCACTGGATGAAAAAGTACTGAAACTAAGATTGTTTGTGCCAACTGTTGCAGTATCTGTTGTACAGACAAATCCAATATCAGCATTTGTAGAACCTTGCTCTACGAATGTAAATGCACCAGCAGCATTTGCACCAGTAGCTAAATCGTCTGACCTAACCCATGAACTAGCTTTGCAAAGGTAAATACCATTTTCTGATGCTGTGGATTGATCCTTTACTAATACTCTTTCATCAGCAGAAACAGCAACACCATCAATAGTTTGTGTACCAGATAAAGTTATGTTCGCTGTCGTAGCAACCTTGCAGGATTGTTTGACATCAAGACCTTCACTGGTGCTGTCCACATAAGCTTTAGTTGCAAAGTGAGCATCAGCAGTAGGAGTTACCCCTGATACTGGATTTGTTGCACTAGCTAACTGGTCTAGTCTATTCGTTCTTACCTGTGTATCAAAATCACTTACTTTAGAAGCTGTTAAAGTTGGAATGTCAGCTACAACTAATGCTCTAAATGCAGGAGCAGCATCACTTCCTGATGTAGGACCACTTAATATTGTATTAGCTGCTCTTGTATCTGTTTTATTAAAAAACGCACCTGATCCACCAACAGTAATAATTGAACTTGCAGAAGGTGGTGTCGATCCATTATCACCAAAACCATAATATAATTTTAAGTCGGCTTCGTTAAATGCTAATTCTGATGGAGATAAACTAGAAGGCGCACCAGCCGATCCACTGGCTGATCTCTTCTTAATTCTTATAGTGTTAGACATGACCTAAAAGTTTCCTCCATTAACGAGTGTAAGTTTGGTAGTAGTTGCATCTGCTTTAAATTTAGCAGAAGTTGAGTCATAGTAAATAACAGATCCATCAACTTTGTTGGTTGAATCTACATCAAGACCTTGACCAGCAGGGCCTTGAGGTCCAGCCGTAGATACAGTTACAACTGAAGTCTCTCCATTAACTATAACAGTGTTTTTAGCGGTTGCCGTCATGTTGTTGAGTACCCTTCACTTACAAATATAGTACCTTCTAAATAGTATTCTTTGTTGCCTGACGAATCTACCAGCAAAACATCATATTTTAAAATATTAGGTGCAAAGGTTGCTGTCTGTACATCTGTTAAGGATATACTTATTGATCCTGCTGATCTATCTGTATAGGTTGTAGTAAAATCTGCATATTTTGTGGTGCGTGTTTCCTCCCAAACCTGTGCTGCAACAGTAAATCCTGTTAAATCTATCGGACTATTATTGCCATCTTTAAATAACAAAGGGATCGTATGATCTGATCTCCTTTGTAAAGTAAAGTTATACGTTCCAGGTTGAATTGCCATTAAGCTCCCTCAAGTGCAGCAACTTTAGTCTCTAATGTCTCTATCTTAGCAACTGCCTCTTGTAATGCTTTTGTTAAAACTGAAACTATTGCATCTACATGTAATGATTGTATTGAATCTCCATCTTTTACTCCATCTGCACCACTTGGGATAACCTCCTGTACTTCATGTGCAATGAATCCTTCTCTGGTAACACCATCAGCTTTAAAAACTTTGTAGTCTTTATACTGATAAGTAATAGGTCTTAATTGCTTTATCTTGTCAATTCCTGATTCTGTTTGTGTCGTAATATCCTGTTTTATCCTGTAATCAGATGATGGGCCACTTACTTGTCCTACATCATTTTCATCAATCCAACATTTCAATTGATTACTGGAGTTCCAATAAAAATTATATACATTACCTGATGTTGTTGCACCAGCATTAGATCCTGTTTTACTGGCTATACCTTTTGGTACTATAACACCAGTAGTATCAGTATTTGTTGCCAATCCTCCTGTATGTGCACTCCAAACAAATGTACCATTAGAATTAATTTTCCATCTATCAGTAGTATTTGTTGTAAAAACTATAGGTGCTGCCTCATCAGTATCAATTTTTAAACTACCTGTACCTCTATGAGCAATAATAGAATCAGAATTTGCACCACCACCATTTCTAATAATTCTTAAGCCATAGTCTGTATATGTGGTATCAGCAACAAAATCTATGTAAGCATTTTTTGAGCTATCAGATGCAGTTGCACTAATATTTAATATTGCATCTGCTGTAGATGTTTGAATCGTTGCATTACCTATTACATCTAATTCACTACCAGGAGCAGTAGTGTTGATACCTACTTTGCCAGTACTAAGCACAGAAAATTTTTCAAGGCCAGCTAAAAAAAGTCCAAGTCTTGTATCTGTTGGTAATCCCAAACCACTTTGAGTTGCACTACCCGAGCTATCTAAAAATCTATAACCAGGAATAGCTGATGTACCTGGTTTTGCAATATGCGTACCAGCTGATGTTCCAGTAGATATATCAACAACAGGCAAAAAAGCTGAACTATTATGTACTTGAAATTGATTAGAGTTTGTATTCGCCCAACTCATATAACTTATTAAAGAAGTTCCAGTTGGAGTTGTACCAGTGCTGTTATTACTTTTTAAAGCTTGTAAATTTGTCTGTATATCTTCTCGTACAGTTTGACCGCTTGCATTTGCTATTACGGTATCCGTGTTAGCCATCTAATTCTACTTATAAGATATTTCTATTATATTACACCTTTTTACCAAAGCCACTAGCAGTATATGTAAATTGTTTTCCTGTTTGAGCTACACCACTTGAATTTTTAAAGACTACATTAAATCCTGTGCCAGTTATATTAGTTACTTCGTAATATTCGCCAGTTCCCAAATTAAGTGGATTGATAGTTACAGAAGGATTGCTAGAGGTAAAACCTGTAGTAGCACCTGTGCCTATAAAAAATCCATTCGTAAACGTATAAGCAGTATTACTAGTCGAAGTTAATGTGGCACTTGTTTCAGTTCTTTTATTCATCAAAACTCTACAACCTAATGTATTGGTACTTCCATCTCCAATAATAATTCTTGTATTTTCTGTTGTTGTTGTAGTTTTTAATTTTAAAGTAAATTTAAAATATCTAGCACTTGCAACAGTTTCAATAAAATTATTTGCAGCAGTAAATGTTGAATTATCATCACTCGTCTGGATTCGCAGTTCTGCAGTTGCATTTTCTAAAACATCGCCATCAAAACTTGTTAAAGCATCTACACCACCACTGATAATCGCACCATCGGAATTTAAAACTACTGCTGGTACATAACTATCAAAAAGAGTACTATCAGAAAATCCTTCAAATCTTACAATACTTTCAAAAATAACTCCAGAAAATTTAGCTCCTAAATCTAATACATTAGTAAATGTATAATCACCTTCATCACGACCAGTAATTCCATCAAGAGTATCAAAATCACTGATCGTATCTATATTTGCAGTAATTGAATCAATTAAAACATTACTTGAATCTTGGTTTATTTCTAATCCTGCTGAAGTTAATTTTGATGTTGTTATATTATCAGAATTTGTTTTAGCTCCACCGAATGTCGTATTTTCTTTGATCGTTCCAATTAAACTACGATCTACTAAACCTAAATCAGTCTCTGATACGATAGCACTTGCAGCATTTTCTGATTGTATTAAGGTTTGATCTTGATATTTTATTAAATACTCTCCAGTAACAGTCGGTAAGATAACACTGGTTTGTGAACCGTGAACTATCATTATGGTTCGAGAGTTACCCCAAACAGCAGCACCACTTGTGTCATCATTATGTTTAATAATTACATGACCATTACTTGTTACATCTACATCTTGAGATAAAGGCCAAGTTAATTTTAAATCTCCTAATTGTGTAAATTCAAAATTAAGACTAGTTGGTGATACTGGTGGAGCTAATTTACCAAAATTGTCTATTTGTTTTATGGTTGGATTTTTTGATACTTTACCTATTGCATTTATTGAATAAACTTCAATCTGATAAGTACCTACACTGGCATTTTCAATTTCAAAAGTTAAATCTTCAGTTACAAATTCTCTTAAATATTCACCAAAAGATGCAAGAGGGTTCATAAACAAAGATGGTTGTCCATAGATATTTGTTCCTTTATTAGATATAGAACCAGGTTTAAATTTATATTTAACAAGATATTTTCCTGTACCTAAAACATTGGCAAAACTAACTATTAAGACAGATATAACCTGACCTTCTTTTTGTCGTAATGCAGTAAAACCAGTTATAGAACTTGGACCACCTCTATCAATTTCAAAGATACTTGTTGTTCTATTATCTGCTATTAAGGTTGGATTTTGTAATGAGTCATCTGATACTAATGTTCTATTTTTACCATCAACAAAATCATACTTATTGCAGTTATAAGGAATACCTGTCATCTTGTATAGGATTCCATCCTGTTCTTCTACATCAACTATTCGGTATAACTCAGATTTAACAGTATTTTCAATCAACCAAACAGTATTAGCTTGAAAAGTAGCATTACTACTAGGTGCTAAAGCAGAAGATAAAGTTATAACCTTACCACTGATAGAACTGATAGTTGCTGATTGAGCTTTTCCAGCACTGTCCAAAATTAAGATAGTTCTATCGCCAGTAGTAGGTAAATCAGTTGAACCACTGTCATCCACTGTTAAAGAAGTTAAATTATCACTTCCATCTAAAGTTACAGCACTTACTCTTCCTGCTCTTCTTATCCCTGCCCTTACTGGATCGTTTATACCAACAACCGCACCTGGTCTAATGACAACTCCACTTTCTATAGATACATCGAAAGTAACAACGTCTGTCTCATTATTCTCAGACCAAATTATATTTCTGCCATATCTGGCTGCTTGAGCAAATGAAGTACATCCAAACGCTTTTACTTTTTTAATATTATGAGTTTTTTCAAAAACTTGCTGATTAGTTATAACTACAGTATCTAACTGCCTTGACTCCATATTGAAATATTCAACAACTACTTTTCCATGTCTTGTTTTTAAACTGACTCCAGAATAAGAAAAACCATTTAAAGTATTAGCAAGTGAAAATACATAAACAGGAGTCTGATAAGTACAGGGATCTTCGTCATCTGGATTTATAGGTCTGTCTTGAACAAGAGTAAGCTGCCCTCCTGACCAGATGGGATAACATCTCATCATTCCAGAAATCTCTTTTATTATGTTGAAAGCCTCTGTTGTTTTATTTATGACACCGTTAAAAGCAAATCTAGGCTCTTGACCTCCTCTAGGGGTCGGTACTAACTGTGCGCAATATTTACTAGCTTGAAAGAAAGAAAATAAATTTACTTCCTCTTTTTTTATATACTTACCAAATCCATATCTGGTGTTTAATAATAAATCAAGAAGTATAAAAGCTGGATCTGTTGTCCAAAATAAATCTGTAGTTATATCACCACCAAATACATAATTTGATGGATATTCTATTCTTCCATTACCTGTTATATCAACAGTGGGTATTAAGCTATCGTTATCTGGATTTACTGCTGGTATTCTTACTTTTATTCCTCGGTAACGAAATGTTCTTTTTGGAATACTTGCAAATTGGTAGGCATCAAACTGAAGAAAAGAATACGCTGTAAAAGGATATGAAAATTGTCCATCGAGAATTTTTTGAGTAACACCATTACCATCATCTATCTCAATATTTGTATCTAAAAGTTGACCCTCATAATCTGTGGTTGGCCTTTGTATTTCAGTGAATGATGAGAAAAATAGATCATCAAATATCTGGTCATTATCTTCATTTAAGGCAGAAAGACGTTTTACAGTTATATTTAGCGGATAACGTCTAAAACTATCTCTATTAAAACTTTCTGTTGCAAATATATATTCTCTTCTATATTGATCTCCAGTTCTTCCAGAAAATGAATCCTGTTTCATTAAAGTTCTTGTTGTATCTGCAACATCACCCACATATTGAAAAAAGATTTGAAATTCTACAGTTCTTCCTAAAAGATCACCTTTATCATTTGTTTCCTGTAACTGACTGACAGAAAGTGTTACTTTTACTCTCTCAGGAGCTAAAGATTGGGTTGATGCTAAAGATGGTCTACCTACTGTAACCTGTCTTGTTATTTCAGTTTGTACTTTTTGATTAACTTGTGTTATTTTTTCACTTTGCAACGTGCCATCAGTGCTTAATACTGATTGATTTTTAGATCCATGTCTTACTTCAAATGAACCGTCAGTTGGATTATCAAACCCATTGAAATTTGCTTTCTGATAACTGCCATCATCACTTTTTTTACCTGTATTTACATTTCTTATAGGAGTATCGTCTAAATATATATCTTCATGTGCGTATGCAATGTATTGATCTTGATTACTTGAACTTAATTCATATACTTCATTAACTGTAGAAAGCTCTGATGAAAGTTTTTTAGATGGCGTTGCAAAACCTTCTGTAACCCCTTCTGAAAGTATTTCTATAACCTTACCTATTTCAGTATTATTTAAAGTATCAGGATCTCTTGTAGGCTTTCTTGATCCTCCTCCAAAAAGCCCTCCAAAACTACCTGTAATTTGTTTTTTATCAGTCATCAGTTTGCAGTTCCTGTTACTAACCCATAATAATACCCATCACTAGCACCAGTGCTAGGTCTGTTATTAGCATCAAAAGTTCCAATAGATTCTTTAAGATTTCCAGGAAAATATTTAGTAGTGCCATTTCTGACAAATGCACTGTAATTAAACTGGTTTTTATTTTGTTCTTTATAAGAAGTTAACAACTCATCTCCTGTATTTGTATAACCTGTTCCTTGATATGTGTTATCTCCTACAACAGCTTCAATTTTAACTTGTGTAGATGATGCACTATAAATTCTTACATATCTTCTTAAAGAAGTATCTGAGTTATCTCTATCGTATTCTTCGGCAGCTTGACCTGTATCGGGGTCTTGGGGAACCGAAGTAGTATTACCTCTATGATCTACGACATTAGCAGAAGCTGGTGTGCTGGGTGAACCATCAGCAGTATCTATACCAGCACTTATGACAACCGATCCAGTAATACATTCTCCATATAAAATTGGTATGGGAACTGTAGCAAGTGTAGTGTTGATAGCGTTAGAGAAATTAGCTGATAATGGATCTTCTGCCTCTGGTTCCACTGCTGGTGTAAATAAATCAGCAATACCTGATAAGACCAAATAAGCTCCGATATAAGCCATACTTTTTGTTATAAGACCAACTTTTGCAAGAGAACCCTGTTTTATTCCTTCCATCAAACTTAAACCATTACCTGCTGGCATAAGGAAAGCTAAACCAATTAACGCTGCTCCTAATAATATTTTTCCAAAACCTCTTCCACTTCCAGCTATTACAGGTACTATTTTTATTTCAGCAATACCTACTGGATCGTGTAGTTCAGTCTCATCTATATCTATATTGTTAACACTGACTCTGTAATATTGATTTGCCATTTCATGTTCCAAAGTTGGAAAATTAGCTATTAAAAATTTAACTGCTTCAGCAGTGTTGTTAACTTTTGCTTTAAAAGATGAACGACCTGTAGCTTCTTTTAAATGACCATATAATTTAATCTCAGTTGACATACCGATACCTCTTATGAGTACATTTTATATAAAATTCACTATAAGGTTCAATACAACTTAGCCTTTCATTGCAATGGTGAGCAATATTGCCATGACCAACATAAACAGCAACATGACTAGGCTTTGGGTGTAGTAGTTTCATAAGGAAAACATCACCCTTTTCAAAAGATTCATTATGTCTTAATTCTCTAAATCCAGTTCTCCAAGCATAACTTTCAAATAAAGGATCTTCTAAAAATTCTTCTGCTGTAAGAGATCTTTCATAATCTTTTAAAGTAATATTTTTAGCTTCCTTATACCAATCTCTTAAAAACGTATAGCAATCTGTTAATCCCCAAATCCAAGGTCTACCATATAATTTTGGTTTATATCCATTTGGTTGAAGTTCTGACCAAGTATTTTCCAAAGGACTATAAATATGCCAAGGAAGTTTTGATGCTTCACAACTAATCTTATCTGCATCAGACGGTT